TGTTTAATTAATCTATTTATACGCACAAGACAGGATTAATGACAAGACCTGATGTTCCTAGATCTTTTTCCCAAAATTTGAAACTTTGTTTCTGGAAGACATATCAAAACAAACAAACTGATCTTACCAGTCAACAAGAGTCAAACGCCCACACCAGTCAAATCGCGAGTATGACCATGTCAACCCACCAGCGCATGTTCGCCGCCGCACTGGACGATATCAAGTCCACGCACGGGATGTTCCTGGAAACCCCCGAACACACTGGAAATCCTGTGTTCCACGGCGCCGAAGGTCCCGCAGTTCCCTACTACCACCTGTTGTTTGAAGACCCCGACAAATACGATACTAATCCTGATGGAAGCGAACTTCCACCCTTTGCGGGTTGGGGTCTGCGCTCAAGGATCTGGACACTGGTTCCCGAGTATCATGTGTGCGAAGAAAGTGTATACGACTTCCTGGAAGTGTGCGCTCAGGATCAATAGACAAAAAAGAACTAGATAGGTAGATAGGTAGTCATAGATTAGGTAATTTTTTTTATGAACACATCAGGAGGTCTTTTTCCCAAAATTTGAAAGATTGTTTCGTAAGAACATATCAAAACAAATAACTCATAACTACGAACACTCGCAACTACTCTCAAACGCAATGGGTCGCGGTAAGTATTCAAAGGGTCTGCGCACTATGAACCGCAGGGCAGAACAGGGCAAAGGATTGTCCTGTTCATTCGGTATGCCCGATAGTAAGCACGACCACAAAAAGGGATACAAAATCACAAAGCAGGAGGTCAAGAAACTCATCGCGGCGCGCCATATGAGTAACATCGGGGGCATTCAACCAATGGTGGCGGGCAAACCCGCACGCAAGTCAAAGGGCGATAGTGTTATTATGAATTAGACTTCACATAAACAGCATTTTGCGTATTAACATCGTGGCACATTACATATGCCATATCCTTCTGTTCTTCCTTTAGTTTAGCGAACTTATGACTTACAACGATCTTCCTAATCATAGTAGTAGATATATTTTTTTTAATATACTTCTGCGACATCTTTATCAATACCTTTGACACACCATTACGAGTTAGTGGTTCTCCATCACGCTTCACAAATAAAGTATCTCCTACATTAATACCTGTTGATCTTATATACATTCGTATGATCTTCTCAACTGGTTTAGATATTGGGATCTTCTTCTCTCCATACTTCGCAGCAGTCTTGTATTGATTTAATATCATCATAAGACTACTACGATCCGTTACAATATAATTATTATCCTTTTTATCTTGTTCAGTTAGTTTATTATACATTGATTTATTAATATACTTCATACCTGCCATATCATTACGAGTAGGATATTCAATCAATATACTGAACATTGTATAGACCATTAGTAGTTCACGTTCTGTGGAGGATAATTTATCAGCACCTTTTTTTTTCAATTTATTGTGCTTGATATCACAATCCATTTGCTTCAACATATTTGTAAATTCATCAACACTAATAAAATTATCCTTTTGTTTATCTGATATGACACCATTTGCTTGTTCATCAGCATACTGCTCATTAAATTCATCGCGCTTTGCGACGTATTGGTCTATTAATGTATCCTTTTCATTCACAGATCTCAATATGATAATTATTGAGTTCAATGTATTGCGTTTGGAAGTATACGCATTGTTTTTTATTTTATCCATAACTTTGTCAGGATTGTTTAGAAAGTTGAAATTATTATCCTCAAATAATGATTTCAATTTAGTCAAATGAAAGGCATATTGCTTCAATGAGTTCTCTTTTAGATTTGGGCGATATGCCTGAATTAATTTAGAAACGTTATCGGTATTAATCTTTTCCATCTTTTACATAATACTAGATTATTATTCTTAAATGATTTAAGCATTAAATATTTCCATCATACCATTTCGTAGTCTAGCGATACGCATGTATTCGCAGTATACACGGAGTTTATCTACGGGAACAACCGAAGACCAACCACCCTTGATATGAAGTTCAATACCTCTTTGACCTACACGACCATTGGTTAGTTTCGTTCCAAGGTTGAAGAAGTGTCCTTGAACAGATCCACCAGGACCAAGTCCAGGAGCATTACCCAAGACACGACCATTGTATTTTACTACATCGCTGTATTTACCATATACACCTTCATCGCTGAAATCACTTCTTGAAACATACGGGACTCCTTCACTTTCCGTAAAGGTTGACATAAGGCGAGCAGTATTATCAATATCACTCGTAAACTCATAACGATCATTGTAACGGATATTGTATTCAGTATCCTGTATTTTATTACCAGAAGCATTCACTTCAGGGCAACGGGATACATATTGACCGAGGATACTATCTTCATTGTAAGTAGCAGGATTGACTGGGAATGTAACAAGAACTCTTGGAACTTGACGATTTGCCATACCAAGATTTTGAATAATACCAGATGCCAGTTTAGTAGAATTCGTGGTGTGTTCTACGACACGATAATCAACAAAGGTAAATGACATATCTTGATTTGCCTGCTTGTATCTTTCCATTTGATCCGTTGCTCCGTAGAAGATGTAATCCGCGCAGAACTTAAGATCATTACGAATAATGTTCATTTCAATGTTTGTTGCCTGACCTTGGGCAACTTGAAGACGATAGTATCTGGTAGGTTGGAAAGTAAGTTCAATATTGATTGCTTCGTCCATCATGTATAATGGGAGTTGGTTAACCTTAAGGAAAGGGAATAGATCACTTAAATCTAACTGATATGTAGGACAATCGTTCTCTGATACATGAGTAAACTTCGCCCAGTTAGGACTTTCAACATCATTAGCAGAGTCGGGTTCCATACCATTGTCAAGTAAGACTGATGAAGCATTTACATTAGATCCATCATTGTATGCGAATCCTTTATTGAATACACGACCAGTGGTGTATTGTTCACGTTCTAAATTAACTTCATTGGTAATTAAAGTTGATTTGACAGCAAATAGACCTGCCCATTCATCTAATTCATTCAAGACCTTATTACCAACCTTGAATACTGCTTTCTTAATAACTTGCCCGATACCTACATGTGGTGGAAGGTATCCGTCAGTAACACCCGATGCTGGTTGTAATGAAAGGAATAACTTTGAGTGCGAATGAAGGAATCCTTTGTTCTGTAAGGTAAATCGCGCGAATCCATCGGTGGCAACACCACCCTGATTGAATACGACGGGTTCAAGTAAATCGGTTTCAACCTGCTGAATATAGTTCACAGGGATTTGATCTAATTTAATAAAGTTTGGAATAGTATCATTAGTCGGGGTAACGCTTCCACTATCTACGTCCATGTTTATGATAACTTGACATATTAAAATTATCATATGTAGGATAAAAATTTGTGTTAACATTAGAAAATAAAATTATTGAATTAACTGAACTCCATTCGGCGAGTATACCAATTGTGCTTTTGCCTTAATAAATATGTATACACCAGTAGGACTATCTACGAGTTTCTCGCTATCAATGGATACACCAAACTGCTCCGTAGAAAAGTCTTCACCTGCTCCACCAATACCATAGCGGACACCTAGTGCCATAACAGATCCACCTTCCGCGATGTTAGAGTAAGAATTTTCAGCACTAGAAGTAGTCAAGTTGTATTCTCTGTTCATATTGACTGGCGATATAGCATACTTACCCATTGATCCTTCAGGAACAATAGCATCATACAATCCCTTTACAATCTGCGGATCAGGTAGAGTTACATTCGCATCAGTAACAAAGTTATTCACGAAATCAAAGTCAGCAGGATATTTAGCACCACCTTTGAGGAACTGAACTCTCTTGATTTCAGCAATATCAGTTACACTTGTCTTACCTTGAGGATAAGTAGTTGGTGTGCTATCCGCAGTAATGGTATTAATATGCGATACAGGACAGAATGTCATAAATGCTGTTAGAACATTACGGAGCGCAAGATTGTATTGGAGTTGCGCATTAGTTGAATTAATAGATGTATACAATGAAGTAATCGTATTGAATTCATATACACCAGATGCTTCGGGTGGCGATCCACCAGGAATGTCCATTACTTCACATGTAAGTTTCAGGTTGGATAATTGGTAGTGGGCATCTTCAACATTTAATGAAGATCCATTTGTAGCATACAATACATTTACATCAGGTTGAAGTAAGAATTCTATCTGAACTCCACCAAAGGCATCTTGACGAAGATTTACCATTTGACCTGACTGGAGGAAACCACAAGGCACGTGGAAAGAAAATGAGTTGGTTTTACTTGCGTTTGCTGGCGACTCCATAACATTCTTACGGAATGCTTCGGCATTTGGGTAAATTAGGCAAGTTTCTTGGAGGTGTCCCATTTGATCTTGGAGCGATGATGTAAGCGCTAGGTAGGAATTCATGAATTTAGCATAATGACGAATCGTCTCGCAGATCAAAGCAGACCTCTGCGAACGGATCGTAAGACTATCAATAATGTTGTAGATACCTAGACGATTGTTCATTGTAAGGTTGTCACCATCACGGACTGGCGTTGGATTAGTAAGGTTATCTTTGAATACTTTGAAGTCACCTACAATACGGACACTTCGTGGATCAAGTAAACCTTCTTGAGCAGATATGGTAAATGAAAGAACGGGGAAACCATTCTTGAATGAAATAATACCATCAGCAGGGATGTTATCGGGGCGAATCTCTATATATCTTGACGTCATTTTACAATGTATTTATATAAGATTCATAAATATTAAATTAATAAAAAAACTCTTTAAAACTGAACATCAACTCCACCTTCTTTAATCATCAAGCGACGGAGGTGGAATACATACGAGTTGAATAATTTTCCTTTCGTTGGACCATCTGTTTCGTTGTATTTAAGGATTACAGCAAGGTCCGTTCCACGAAGATCAGCAGCACCATTGAGGACACCAAAACCTCTACCGAAGCAGAAGTTATCTTGGAAAGCGCTGAACGATTTAGGTATGATACCAGCATTGTCAAGACATTTCTCAAGTTCATATAGATGAAAACTATCAATAGATTTCTTCGTAGCAATCTTCTTTACAGATATTTCCCTTGATGGAACACGACGACCATTCATAGTATACTGAATACTTGATAGTCTGTCGCTGATACCAGTATATCCACCACGATTACTTACAATAGATCCATCCTGCGTATCCTTCGTTGGTTGACTGGAATTGCTCGGTGCTGTGCCTTTGATAACATATCCACCATTACCACTGATACGATCAGCGGAGTTGTAGACTGACGAGTCCGTTGGGACAACAAGCAACGACTTCGCTCTTGAATTGTTGGCGAAGATCTGGAATGTTACTTGACGATCAGTTGAAAGAATACTATGCTTGTAGTTGGTTAATGACATGATATCAAATTCAATTGCTTTACCTTCACGAACTTTGTTCATCATACCCTGTTCATATCCAGGATCTAAATGAACTTGCGATACAATTAGGTTTACATTTGATAGAGTGTATGAAGCATCATATGAACTCTTACCTTCAACAGCAGTAGAATACATTACATATTCTTGACTTGAAATGTTTTGACCAGCATTTGTAAGAGTAGCAGTAGTCTTGATTTCAATTAGTCCAGCACTTCCATTCGCAGCAGATGATAAATTGATTTCACTAATCTCTCCACTCACAGTGGCACCGCCTGTTGAAAGATTAGTAGTTGAACCATTGTTATCATCCAAACAGAAGTTAAACGTTTCACCAACTACAAATGGGAACTGATTAACAGCAACATTGCTATTTTTAGTTGATACGTAGAATGTATTGCTTCCCGAACCATTCGCCCAGTCATCAGGCGCGGTAGATCCATTGAGGGAATGGAAATACGGATTCAATCTGGTTCTATTGCCTCGGTTCACACTATCTAACTGCTTCAAGACACTAGCAGCATCATTGAGGTCAATTTCAATGTATAATCCCTGTGTTAACATAAGAGGGAAGATTGTTTCACTATTGGCGAAGATACCAGTGTGGATTGGGAGGTTCAACTTACAGGTAATGAAATCACTATTACTAAATGAGGCATTTTGATCTCCAGAGGTTTTCTTGAAATAAGGATTAGTTAGTGTATTTGCCATAGATGTTTTGGAAGTCCCTTCACTCCCACGATTACCAGGTTGATGAACAGCAGATCCTTCACGGAGGGCGCGCCAGTTCTCTAAATTCTTATCTTTATCATAATCATACTTAACACTTACATAGGTATCATATGATGATACTTCTTCAAGTAAATTGCCCCTAGTTCCGTCATAGATACGGATATTCTTGATTAACAGGGATCCACCAACTTTATCTAACTGAAGACGAGTAGGTGTCGCGCCAGCGGGTAACGATATCTTAAAATCCGCTTGAAGGTAGGTTTCGCGTCCGTCCATGAATTTAGTTCCAGCATCTACATACATCTGGATCTTCTGCCCAGGAGTATATTCAAGTCCATTTTCAGATGGAATTGATATTTTAGTTTCACCAACTCTAACATTGTCATCTGCTCTCCAATACAAACTCATTTTAGATTTAACAATATTAAAATTAACATAAAGAAAAAAAAATTTATTGTGTGCGTCCCGTAACTTGTGTCTGGACTGCTTCTTGACCTACACCCTGTTCTAACTGCGATTGCTCCTGAGTTGCTGCGTCCTTTTCCTGGGTGTCTTCTCCTACCTTCTCGCTTACTACATCCGTTACTCCCGCCGTTACATCTAATATACCGCCCAGTAATTTAGCAGGTGGGAATGCCATACCAACAATGTCACTTACAGCACCACCAATCTGTAATATATTTCCAATCTTTTCACCAGTGTTCATAGATGCCCAACCGCCTTTCTTGAAATCATTATATAAATCTTCACCAATTGTTCCAGCAGCAGCAATACCTGTTAAACCCTTACCCGCCGTTTCTAATCCACTTTCAAGAGCAGAGGAAGAAACACCAGTTACTCTTGATATACCAGATTTAACTGCTCCACCAAGACTTCTATCTGTTTCAGCAAGATCTTCTCCTGCGGTTACTTCATTGCCCGCTCTATCATAATCCTTCGCAGTAACTTCAATATTACTTGTATCTACTTTTTCAACACCACCACCAGTCTTTACACCTTTACCGAACAATCCCTTTGCTTGATTTGAATCCGTTAAGTCTTCTCCAGCAGTTACTCCTTTCTGGGTATTGGTCGCGCCCGAGGTTGGGTTAGTTCCACCAGTCTTACCTGCTCTCCAATCTTGATATGCTTTTATCTTGTCAGGCATACCAGCACCGCCCCAGAGTCCCTGTGCGGTCTGGATACCCTGCTGGATAGTCGCCTGTGTTTTAATACCTTCCTGTAGTCCTGCTAAATTATCAGCAAGATCTTTGTTGTGCTGGGATATACGTTCATTTAAATCGCTGACTTCTCTTCTGCGGGAAGCACCAAGTTGTATCGCTTGCGTATCACCACCATATAAATCCATTTTTCTATTAATAGTTATTTTTTTCTTATGATAATTTTATTAATTTAATCTTCGCGTTTCCCTTCCCACATTACATCTTCAAAATTTCGTAACACTCTGGCGGGATTTGATTGTAAATCAATCACCATATACTGATATGGTTTACCATGTATTTGATCATACAACTGATTGAAGTTATCTTCCCCACCCACCATAGGACCATACTCTTCAGCAACCTTCTCTCTTTCCTTCATATTCTGTAAACGACATACGATTACATTCGTAGCATTGTTACGGATAAGACCACTCACAGCACGGAACGACTGCGTAGCAATTACATACATATCTATGTAGTGGCGAAATCTTGTCGCGAAAAATGATACGGCATTAGATTTACTGAAATCTTGCGTAAGGACATCATCTAGCACAAGAGCATACGTCGGGCGAAGTTCATCTTCATATTCACTCTGTGTCTTCTTTATATCTTCAATGATTTGATCATTATACTCATCACTACAATCAAAATACTTGGATAATATCTTACCTTTATGATCTGTATGTAATGTTGTTGATACTATCCTCACAGTGTCAAACTTATCCTTATACATTTCAGGATTACAAAAAAAATTTGTCAACAGATTTGACTTACCTGATCTGACCGACCCTATGACTAGTGTTAATGAAGGCATCTGTGGTAGGTTTTCGTGGATATCATCAAACTTACTATCTGGGGGAGGATCGCGCACTTTGAATATCTGGGGACCCTTTGCTTTCTTTGGCATTTACATATACATACATTTTATTCTTTCTTTAATAACAATTGGTATTCGTGTAATACCTTTTCATATCCTTGCGATAGTAGGTATGGTATACTTAAATGACCTTTTGAATTATTCAATGTATTACCTTCAGGTGTATCATCAATTAGTATTAATGATTTATCACTCATTAAATCCTTTTCAACTACCAATTTAGCATCTTGTAAATGAACATCACATGCTTCCTTACCACTTTCCAAATGATCCATATACAATAGATCTATTTTCTCGTTAAAGTTAGATAGGAACTCTGTTGATGTCATTTGATGTATACTTACTTCGGGGATATGCCCACATACTACTTTACATACACTTACTGCCTGATCACAAGGATCTACACTATATATCTTGAAATTGTATCCTTCCATATTATCTGCGAATAATCTTGTAAAGAAACCATCGCTCCATGCCCATTTGGAAGGATCATTAGGATGCCAGTTCCTTGTATCGCTTGATATACCCCACGACTTAAAGGATCTTGATGTTCCTAATTCAACTATATTAAATGTCTTATTTGGTTCAATGTTATTGTGTATCCAGTTCATTGTCGCTTTGAATGTATTAGTTCGTTGTGCTAGGAATTCTAGGTATTTCATCGTGTATGCTTTTATTTAACCTATATTTGTTTTTGAAGGAATTTAACACATCAATATTATCATTGAGGTATTTATATGAACCCATGTTACTCCCAAACACATTATTCTGGTGTAGAGCATCAGAGGTAAATCCATATTGTTGAGGATTGATATATCTACGACCTTGTTGTATCGCTTCCTTATTAGGATAAATATTTGATATAATAAAATCATCACCTAGGAAACTTGCTTGTAAATACTTTGACACTTCATCATCTTGTTTGAAGTTAAAATGCTTATAGAACATTACATACCAAAGTATGAAGTCATCTAACTGATCTATATCAAAACATATACCACCATACCCTTCACATACATCACACTTACCTTCTACTATCTTATATTGTTCATTTTCAAAATCAAATCCAGAACCAGTAGTAATATTATCTTTAGTCTTATTATTTATTAATTCATAAAAGAGGTCTGGGTGGTAGGTCGTATCATCATCAATTATGATAATTTTATCATACTTGTTGAGTTGTAACTTGGAAACTATTTTGAATGCTCCAATTAATTTACAGATTGGACCAAAATCATTTACAATGTTAAAAATTATCCTTTTGTTAGATTTTGATAGTTTAATGAGTTCCTTTGATATTTTGTATTTACCGAATCGCTTGTATTCCACACACACGTTAACAATAAAATACTTATAACGTAAATGCGTAGTGTTTTTAATTATATGAACTAATTTATCCACTCTTGATGGTATCGTAGAACATGATAGAATAAATCCCATTTAAAAGAACATATTATTTTATTTTTAAATTAAAAGCACGCATCATATGGATTAATTAATCTTCCATTAGGAAGTCTTGCCCTGTATCCCGTTTGTGGTTTTAACTTATGTATTACTTCTTGCTTTTCCCTTTCAATTGCTTCTGCCTTACGCTTTTCTTCCTTACGTTGCTTACGTAGTATTTCATATTGTGCGATAGCATTGAATGTTGCCTGCTCCATATCTTCCTTTGTATATCCACCTTTCTGCGGAGGTTTAACTTCTACCTTCATAGGTGGTTCATCTTCTTCAACTTCCTTTTTCAATCGCTGAAAATCTTTTTCTTTCTTCTTCTTCAGTAACTCCTTTTCTTCCATTGCTCTTGCTTTCTCTTCTTCTCTTTTCTTCTTCGCCCTTTCACGACCTTCTGCCGCCTTTTCCCGAGCAAGTGCTAATTTACGCTTATGTTCCTCTGACATTGGTTTACGAGGTTGACCATTCTTCTTCAGTTTAGGTTCTTTCTTTGGTCTTGCTGACTTAACAACTTCCTTTTGGATTTTATTTTCCTTTTCCAATGTAGTTCCCAACTCTGACATTTCAAGATCAATATCCTTCTTTACTTCATCAGGCATTACAGCAAGATCTGGCATATCAAACACATCTTCAGTTACTATTTCCCGTTTTGCTATATCAGGAACCTTTAACTTACTCGGTTCATCTTCAATTATCTGTTCTTCTACATCATCATCATACACAAAGTTAGGATTTACTTCCCCTGTTACAGAGTCTTTATCTTCTTCAAAGTTAAACTGGATTAATTTAGGATTTGAAGGCATTTTTGTATTAATCAACAAAAAAAGACCTTAAAAAAGATTATTTTTACACTAAAATGATAATTATTTATTTACATTAATTCTTTTGGTTTTTTCCTGAAGTATAAGACTACTATTGATTGTCCCGTAAGGATACGAGCATATTGTTCATTTACATAGTTAAATGATATATCAAACTCATTTACTTGTAAAGGACCTGCGTTATCAAGATCAATGTATATCAGGTTATTGGGTTCAAAATGAAGACGTCCAGTAGATAAGGCATTATCAAATCTTGGAAGATGACATATGATATTGGATCTATTACCTTTATGAGCATTCATTACTTTGGAACCGAAGTTATTAAGTTTCACGAACATTGCCTGTGTAGTTGATAGATCTGGAATTGTTGTTGATTGAAAGATCTGTTCACTTTCATTTTCCGCAACAGGAGTATCAATAATACCTTTTTCAAATCCAAGGGATCGCAGAGCATTTGCCCCTGTTGTAGGACTATATGATCCAGTTATATCTTCCTGTAATATTAATACATTGCTGTAATCAACTCCACCACTACCATTAGTAGTTCTTATCACATATTCATCATTTCCTGTATTTAGGTTCCATGGTCGCTGTTCCAGTTCCATACATTGCTGAAGAGCAGATCCACCAATCAGTTCCATAGTCTCAAACCAACCACCTTTGAATTTGGTTGTAGGATCATATCCAGTTATTTCCAGACCACTGAAATGTTCTATATGTAGTGTTGATGTAGATGAGTTACCACTTGAACCAACACCCAAGACAGGATGAAGACACCAACATGCTTGATTGATAGGTTTGAAGTATTCCAATGCTAAATCCTGAGCAGCATAATCACATATCTTTCTTAATTCACTAGATCCATTATGATATAAATATGCTCCAATATTTTCACCATCAACCTTGAATTCAACCTTTGTATATTGTTCAAAATCAGATCCGTTGGCAAGATTGAACCTTCCAGCACCAGTAAAATCACTATTGTCACTATCATAGTATTCAACTTCAACTTCTACAAGACAATTGTGTGTAGTAGACCATCTTTGATTAGTTACAACTAATTCATTTTGACTATTTCTTGATACAGCAAAATCACAGAAACCAAGAGTCTGGTGTGTATAAGGAGGCGCTCCATCTTCCTTGCCCCAGTCCCAATAATTAGGACCTATAAATCCACCACCAGTCCTTTCACTTTCACCATTTGAAAATCTTGACAATCCAACACTCCACGGAACTCCAGAGGCATTGGCATTACCAGTTCCAGATATGTTCACACGGAATTTAGATCCTTCTGCCAATGACATAGGTTTATTCTTGAATATTACTGCGTTTGGTTCTTGCGCACCAGCAACTCTTGTAAGAGTGGAAGAGTTAAATACAAATTGACTGGCATTCGTATATTCTATATTACTAAATTGATCCCCGCCAGTTACTTCAACAGATGTGCTTACATTATTTTGATCAAATGTAAACTTAAATCCTTTGAACTTCTTATCTCCATCTAAATATGTATCACATTTGAATTGTCCCTTTTGTTGAGGATGAAATGTATTTAACCTTACTCTGTCTTGAACTAAACTTGCGAAATCACTTTTAGTTAATTCTTTTACTTCATTATCTCCTTCTTCAATTAAATCAACTCTTACAGGAGCAGAAGTAACATCTTCGTTTTCTGGTTGATCTATATCGCCGAAGTATGTATAAAATCTACTATTATCTTTTCCCAATGTTACACGACCATCTACATTGACTTTTACTGATTGTAAAGCAACTTGACTATTTGCTGGAATAGTCATTGTAGATGATAGTTCATTCCTAAATGCGAAAGCATCGTTCACAGATTGTGTATTTCCTTGGGCAGCGCCATCGCTATCCTGATTACTACATATAACAAGACTCATTTATACGAATAAAATATTTTTTTAAGACAACAATTATTTTAAAAGTAAAAATAAATGCCACATAACTCTTACAAGTATAATTCAAGAGGTAAGAAAAAAAGGGGAAGAACAAAGACTAAACCACAATTAGATCCAAAGACTCCCAGTTATTGCCAGAAGTGTCAACATGATGTAGCAAAGGCAAATGAGCGTCCAAGGATAGAACCAAACAAGATCTTTGAAATGGGTGGTAAGAAATAAATACAAAACTATTTAAGCATATAAATAGATTAATAAAATATAATAAGTATGAGCGATATTGAAGCATTGAAAGATAACGAACTGATCCCTGGAATGAACAAGTTTATTGACCATATCCATCATTTGACTATGGAAAACAAGAAGTTGAAAGAACAACTCAAGGAACAAGATCTAATGTTTACAAATGAAAGGGATGATTTAATGGCACAATTGGATCATTCGCATTATCATTATGATAAGTTGAAAGAAGAATTGAAAAAGGAAAAGAGTGTAGGCGATGACATTGAAGATTTAGGTAAATGTTATCGGGAAGAAAATAAAAAGTTAAAAAAGGAATTAGAATTGTTTAAGACTGGATCTAAACAATTATTGGAAAGTAAAGAAGCGTGGGAAAGGTTATGCGATGAAACAAATACGTTACTACAAAAGACAAATCATATGATGAACCAAGAAAAGGAAAAGGCAGATTTCTATGAAAAGATGTTTACTGAATTAAGATCTAGTCTTCATCCGTTTCAGAGTCAGTAATACAACAATCACTAATACTATCTTCGCTATTACTTTGCGACATCATTAACTCTAACTCTTTTTTATCTTTCTCCATTTGCTTACGCTTTGCTTCAATCTTCTTTTGAAGTTCAGGATCTTTAGGTTTACTCATCTTATTTAGTTGTTGATTTGCCTTATACAACTTTGTGTTAAGATCGCGATTGATATCTCTTAAATTATCAAGATCTTCCTTTTTAGGTGCTTGGTTATATAATCTCTTGTAATCACTTAATTCATCAACATCTTTACGACATTGCTTAATAGAGTTACGTAATGTATTAATAGTTTGAGCATCACTCTCCCGCATTGTTGCGAAGTATTCATCTCTCCAAGAATCTTGTTCTTGAGCAAGATAACATGCCTTACGATTATCCTTTTCTTCTTGTAATGTATCTCTCTGCTTCCGTAGAGTTTTATTTTCTTCTTTTAGTCTATTTACTCTTGTTACATCACAAGTAGTAAATAGATCATTTAATGCTTCACAGAATGTCTTTCTAAATAGTTCATTGTGTTCAGTCATATTATCCAAACATGCCTTAAAATCTCGTTTTAAGTTACGTTGCTTATCAGTCTTCTTCTCTCCATCTTCATACGCAAACTCACCATCTTTGTAATGGTTCAACAATGTTATCGCAGCAACATCTAAATCAAAAGTAAAATTAACAGGTTTCTTCATGATATATACAACTAATATCTTTTTAAGTATTTTTACACAAAGAAATGTATTTTTGATTTTATGTAAAATCCAGAAGGCAATATATCTTTTTTTAAAAGGCGAATGTAAGCACTTCAAAGTAAATATGTGGAAATGAAAGGGCAAAACGCAGAAACACGCATTTTGCCCTCCTTCACTAAACCTCCTGTATATATATACAAAGAATATCTATTATCTCTATTTTTGATTTCATATATAAAACTTTTTAACATATGTCTTAAAACCTGTGTTTTGGTGTTATCACCTTTGTTTTGATAATATCACCTTTTAAATTATACAAATCACCTTTAAACTGATTACAAATCCACTATAAGATTTTACACATTGGACTTAAAATCCATACTTTGTGTTCATTTATCACATGTCCAAGGATTGATTGTATACTTCCCGATCCAATCTTCTTGCTTACTAATAAGGGATATGTGTTCCTTTTCATAGCAGTAGGATAATTTTGGTATATGTATTTTGAAATGTTGAGTATCCTTTCTATGTATAAATTTTGTTAACGCAAAATCAATTTGGACTGGATTACGTGTGCTAAAATTATCATACACATTTTTTAAGATATGCCTTTTGAAGTATACACCTTGTGTTCCTACAATATGAGCATGATTAATACCTCTGTAACCAAACCATACTATATCATTTTGTTTGAATGGTAAATCATCTAATGACTTACCTAATCTAACATCATCTTCAAATATGATACAATCATCTCCAGATTGTATACATTTAGGTAATACAAACTCTACCCAGTTATGTATGATAACTGATGAAAGGGTATACTTTTCATTATCAATCTTATGACCTACAATGATTTCAGCATCTATATCCCAATCATAGGATAATATATACTTGGTTTGTAACGCAAAATCAAAATTGTCTTCGTATGTCAAAATGAAATATTTCATTGCTGTGTTTAAATAAATAAATAAAAATATTATCCTAAATAAATGAACATTTACGTTATTAATGCTTATCCTGACAGAGCAGACAAGTATGACAATCGTTATATTATGTATGATGCTATTTGGTGGGAAAGTCTATCGGAGGAAGATACTGAAAGACTTAACTTCAGGCATAATTGTAAGATGCCCCTGCGAAAGAAGATTACAGCGTGTTGCTTATCCCATCTTGGTATGATACAAAAAATAATAGATGAAGATTTACGTAATGTTCTGGTGTTAGAAGATGATTGTATTATTGAAGATCACCAGTATGCTTTTGAACATACAAGGGTATGTAAGGGATTTACTTACTTTGGTGGACAGATTAACTCTCCACTTGTAAAGGATTACAATACATTTCCTAGAACCAAGAAACCTAAAATACAGAACTCCCTTAATATGAATGTAATCAATCCAAAGAAGATAGATACAAATGAGTATAGAATAACTCACGCATGTGCTTATTATATACCAAATAAAGAAGTCGCGCAAGAAATACTTGACGCTATTAATACGCATTACAAAGATAAGAAATATAGGGCAATAGATGTAATGTTCTGGGAACTACAAAAAAAAGGTATTATTACTGACTTTATCTATCCTGCTCCTGCTACACTACATATTCAAGATGCTAAAAAGGGATTTACCTATTCTACCTACAAACTAGATGATAACCAACTACACTACTGATCTTCATCTTTTTCATCTTCCCTCGGGGCGCGCAGATACATATCTTCAAAACCCACACCCTTCAATCGCATAACACCATCATATGATACTTGTTTGATGAACTCATCCCAACCACCACCATAACACTGCTCAATGACATCCATCAACTCGTCGCACTGACTCTGCGCTTTTACCTGCTCTTCCGCATTGACATCGGCATTATCCTTAACAAGTTCCACCACCCGCTCCTCCAACTTCTTGATCTTGGTGCGCTGCTCCTTGATCTTCTTGTTCAACCGAGTTACAGAAGTCATCGCATTCTTCTGTAGTTCCTTGACCTTTGCCTCGTTTTGCCGCCGCTCCCACTCTGACATGACTGCTTGCCTACACACCTCCTCATGATCCAAGTCCTCCAAGACCGCCATGTGCTGTTCGCAGAAAGTGTGGAAGTCCATGTGCGATGTGTTGATACTCGTAATATACTCTTGTAATGCTCTTGTTTGTTTTGATACTTTCTTTCAAAACCAACTTTCAAATTTGAGGTAAAGACTACTTGAAACCAAACCTTTTCTTGTAAGATGCTATATTTTCTCTTCTGCTCGTGCTATTGCCCCATAGTATATACCACGATAAGTAACCTGCTCTTGTGGGATCACCTGTTTGAAGGTCTTTTTTGTGGCGCGACCTATACCTTGCCCTTTGTTCCTTGTTCTTTGTAATAGTGTAGTCATCCATGTTCTTCGCTCCAAAGGATATCGTTTTAGACCTACCGCCTTTTGTGTTACTAAATACCGCATCAAGTTTCTTCTGTGGATTAGTGCTCGCTTTGATGATAACCTTGTCATACTTCTTTACCATTTATGTATGATAATATTTAAATCCTTTACCTAAAATTTGAAAGTTGGTTTTGAAAGAAAGTATCAAAACAAACACTAACTCTTAAAATGGGAAAGGACAAAGCACTCTATCGCAAACAAAAGGAGGAAGCGAAGGAAAGACAGAAGAAGTATGAAGAAGAACAAGCGGCAATACAGCGTAAGGCGGATAAAGAAAAAGAAGAAAGGGAAAAGTATGGTTGGTGGTCATATGATGGATACGGAAGGGGTAAGTTCATATCCTTTGAAGAAGCGAAGATCAATGCCTACGAAGTTCCCAAATATGTTATGAAGTCATTTATGGATTGGTGTCAGTCTACATCCTAGGTTGATTACCCTGTTGTTGTTGTAATAGTTCTTGTAATACGTTAAATGTAACTTGTTTTTGTTTTACGACCTTAAATAGAATAGTATTTTGTTCATTAGTATTTGCTAGGGAACCATCTGGATCATTAATACTACATGTAATAGATGCGAGTCTTAATGGTTTGGTAATGGTAAATACTAATGAACTATCTTGTTGAAAGTAGAAGTCCCCATCACCATTGATCTTATCAATGACAGCGATAATAGGCATAATTGTATTATTTTTTTTACCTCCAATAAATGGGTTATCTTGTAAGATATTAGTCCTGATAGTGTAGTAACCTCTTATCATACGAGTTGGTAAGTTATCGGCGATTAACTTAATACTTTCTGTTTTCTGTATGATTTCAGGAAGATATGCTACTTTATCAGTTGATGTAGTAGGACTACCTTCATCAATTGATTTGAGTGTTCCTCCTCTGGGTATCATAGTGGTATACATTGGCGCTTTGAATAAGTTTTGAATTTGTATTTTTGTATCCCCTTCATCTACCTCTGAATTAGTGGTAAGAACTGAAACATAATTAGCATTACCTTTCTGTATCCTATCCAATCGTGTATTAGTTGGATTATGGAATTGTCTGTAACTAAAACCAAGTCTTGACCAGAATGAACCTTCCCATTCATCTTCAGTTAAATTGAAGTCTTCAATGAATATACCACATGGAGCATCATATATCTGCCACGGAGTAAGATTTGTATTGAAAGCATTTACTTCATATGCGTATTGTGGTATATGACTGGCATTTGTGTATAGCGTCTTATGATCTACATAAGGCATTCTAACAGGACTCCAATCACTATATTGTTCCGCTGGATTGATCTTGTAGACTACATCTCCCGCGGAATCAAGGGCGGTTACATCTCCAATTCTACCAATCTGCCAAGGAACATCTGCTCTTATATCATTACCTCTATTGAGTGCTGTATGTAAATCACTAAATGAAAAATGTGTTCCGTCCCAATTTAGTTTCGGGGAGTCGGCACCCACATATAATCGGGATAAATGTGGAAATAATACATTGTATTGTCCGCTTGCCGTATGACTATCAATCATTTGCTGATTAGCAAACATTCTGCTGAAACTTATAAGAGCCGCTGCTCCGTTAAATGAGTTAGGTCTTGGAGTATGACCTGAAAATGGTAATATCCAGCAGTTTCCCATTGAATTGAAATGTAAATCAAATCCTAACTTTCTACCTGCTTCTACAAGACCAGGTGCGCCCTCCCTAGCATTCTGGCGAAGGTATTTTTCAAATAGTGGATTGAAATACATATTGTATGGTGTCATTTTGACTTTCAAGTAATCAACACCACCGATTGTTTCCTTGGCGAAACAACCATATGTAAGTTGATTAAGATTATCATTTGGATCATCATAGTATTGATCCCTTTGAGCATCATCATAAACAAATGGAACTAATACTGCTCCTAATTGTAGTGGTGTTGTATTAGATCTCCAAGATGGTTGAACGTATCCTCCCCAACCTAATTGTGCCTTAACACCACTCGCATCAGTGGGATCAAGTGTAGAACTGGCATTATCATATCTATTCATATGGAAGAACCTACAATTAGTAAAATTATCATCATTATTGTATGGTGTGCGACTATCTTGTAAGATATCAAATATTTCAGGATATTTCTCTTGCGCTCTTATAAAATCCCTGAACTTATCAATATACTCCTTTTGATATAGTATACTTGTAATGATATATAAACTGGCAGGAGCGATTGCTTGTTTTAACTCTGCTCCTAATATACCACGATCTTCATCCCCCGACATATTAATCAATCTACCTGTTTCATATAGTTCGGGGCGAAGACATGCTGTAATGTGGTATTGACTTAACCATCCATAACCTGAACCATTATTTGGAGCAGAACCATTATTAATGTAATGACCGAAATCTGCCTTAATATCAGTACTATAAATCCAAGCGACATCAAATGGTTTATAAGTTTCTGTAGTATACGTCTTGTATTGTTTTATGGGGAATCCTGGGCGACTAGCATTGTATGTTAGATCATCTGGTACCCTTACCTCAAATGTTTTCTCTTCAAGAACATCTTGTAGTTTCCTAGTAACATCTGTTGCTATGTAGTCTGGGGAGTTAAAACCTTTATCAACTTGTATCTCTTTGACTTCGGTGTATCTATGATATACAGCATTTTCAGGATCCCTCAAATATCTTTGTGGAAGATTACCACTGGCACTTTCTTCACTATAATATGAATTATCTCTTATCATAAGAGTATATCTACGACCATTGTTGAGTTGATTACAATAAGCATATCTGTTATCTCCGTGCTGGTAGAAGTCATCAAAGTATTGTAAGGGATCGGCATATGTATTTGAAGTCCCTTGACTGGCATTAAATGGATCCCATAATGATCTACCAGAGTCCTGGGAGGATGTAGAACCAACACCAATATCTTGATTTGTAAAATTTAGGGATTGTGGGGAAGCATTATCCCTCCACCAAAATCTTCTTGGTAATTGTATGTAATTGTGTCCATCAGCAGTAATGTAATAACTTATCTGGAATACAGCAGTATCATCCCTCATATCAACTTCCTTGGAAGATACATTGCTAGATAGGTATGTGTTACCTACTGGAATATCTTCACAAGCATTCCCCAATGATTTAGTCTCACTAAAAGTAAAAGTCTTCTTGAAACCTAATGACTCACCTTTGATTTCAATACTTTGGGATTGTCCAGCGCCTCTTTCACTGACCATCGCACCATGTAATGATACTTGATCACCTGGATCTAAATGAATAATATCTGTAAGGTTATTAGTCCACAGACTATAGTTTTCATCATTACCTGATAGCGCTTCCTCACTATGTAGTCTGGCACACTCAATTATACGAGTATCTGTATAAGAGTTCATTTACTAATTATAAGTTTTTTTATTTTAGGATAATTTTTTTGTATGTAAATCGTAAATGTCAAGTTACGGCGACGATTCACCACCAGCACCAGAACCAGCACCAGCACCAGCACCAGCAACAAAACGATCATCTACAAAGATGACTGATAAGCAGAAAGCAGATTTAAATAAGCATATGAAGAAGTCAGGACTTACTGGAAGCGAAGCGAAGTCCCATCGTATGAAGATGATGACTCGTATGCGAAAGGGAATGACAATTCAAAAGGCACACAACGATATTAAGAAATCGCAGAAATAAAATATTGTATATTATGTAAATGTATTACTATTACCTTTTAAGAGTTCACATATCAACACAGATACATATACGGAACAGACTTAACTTGGATTATAGTTGGAAGAACCTTTTAGAACGAAGAAGATTGCTGCGAGTATATGAAAATAAAATGTTGTCTAAATAAAATGTTCATTGAGTTGAAGAAAAAGACTTATGATGAATTAATAGACTTACTTAAATCACTTGAAAAGTTTGAATTAATAAAGTCGCTTGAAAAGGGAGCGGACGATGACTATGTCCCTCCTGTAACAAATAAAAAAGAAATTTATTCAGAGGACGAAGGTTCTGCTGAAGAAGAATCATTATCTGGTGTCACTATTGACAAGAATGGATTTTGGTCTCTAAAATAGTCCCTGTTAATCAATGTCTCCATCCTTCCAGGATACTTAAACATAAAATCTTGTAATCTGTTTTGCTTTTTGTAATAGTAGAAAGAAGATCTTGCCCTATTGAATTCGGCATCTTCTTGATACCTTTCCTTAAATTCATCTTTGTGTTTATGGTAGTAAGTCTTGGCATTTGCTCTGTTGCGCTCTTTCCATTGATCTGTATCCTTAATCTTTTCATAGTTCTTCTTCACTCTTTCCCTCTGCTTCTTGTATTGTGTTAGTATGTTGGCGAGTTCCTCATCGGTATACAAATGTAGTTCATCCATTTTTATAATATATCTTATATTATTATTATGTTTAAATAAACGCATCACTTCTTGCCAATTAAAATCTTTCTTTTCTTGGGATCCATTCCAGCGAAGGCATTTTTAACTTCACCCCTTACATCACTTTCATCATCATCTGTATTTTTAAATAGATGAACTACTATGGGACCGCCTTGTATTGGATCTTTTTCAGTTGATTTAAAAGCAGTCCAACCATCTACCTTAATAAGTTCATTCATTCTAATAGGATCAAAACCTTGTTTTTCAATGGTTGCTATTTTTAGAATGTATTGGGATTCACCTGACTTTGGTTTTTGAATGTTAGCGATCTTCATCAGTGTCCTTGATTTAGGTTCTTCCTTCTTGGGTTCTTTAGGTTTCGGAGCATCTCCAATAGATTTAGGTTTACTTCTAACGGGAGCACTCTTCTGTCTTGAAAGGGTATTTTCCTTTTTGGATGTGGGAACACTCTGCTGTTTAGTAAGAATTTTTCTTGAAGTTTTCTTGGTAGAATATCCGTGCTTTTCCAATGAGGCACGCATTTCTGGAACACTCACTGATAGTTTTATATCTTTGTGTTTCTTGTTCAAGTTATTTTTCCTTATGAATTCTTTCATCTCTGGACCTGTCATATTCAAATTCTTTTGCGGAAGGACCATTTATATACACAAATAAAATTATCCTAGTATCGTTTTTAAAATATTAATCAACTCTTCGTGTATCTCTACATCTATTTTATTTTCCTCCTTGGCGAATTGTAACTTCTCCACAGAGTTAGCAGAGTGCTGAACACAAAGCATTACTGCTCTAATATCAGTAAATCCAACCAATTTATCCATACCTCCGTCAAACATTTGTTTTCCCTCACCATATCCTTTTGTGGCGAAACCACCTGATGCTCTAAACCACTTTTTGGTCATCATCATTGTTGCCTCATGTAGTTGTCTTGCCTGTCTACCGCAGTCAATCATATGAACATCAAAGTTCTTATCTGTCATACAGAACAACATACAATCTGTGCCAACACAACCAAACTTGCCTTCCTTCATTATCTTATATGAGTGTTGTATATACGTAGGCATGTATACATCATCATCATCCATAAAACATACTATCTTTGTATCTGCTACCTTGACTATATCATTCCGCTTTTTACCAATAGACCTTCTTGGTTTGTCTTTGATATACTGAACTGGAATGGGATGTAATGCTCTTCTAACTTCATCTATATCACTTATGAATGGTTCATCGCCGTCGTCATCTATGATTAGTTTCAACTTGGTGTGGGGATACGACTGCGACTTTACATTCATAAGAAATAAAGGTAAAAACTTGGATCTATTGTAAGTGGGAACACATATCGTTATTTCAGGTAAATCTTCCATTTACAATATGATAATTTTATTATTTTATAAAATAAACTCACCAGAACCAACCTTTGGAAACTGCTACATCGCTCTGGGATTTTGGTTTGACATATTCATCTAATAAATCATCCTTCATGCCTTCGCGGATCTCTACCTTCCTTACATATGTCTTCATGTGGGATATGTCTTTCTTTATACTTTGAATATCAGCATTCAGTAACTTAATCAACTCAAGGACTTCATCAATGGGTTTCTTGGATAACGGATCACTCATATTAATATATGCTTCAAAAATATCTGGGAGCAGAAAATTATGTGTTTAAATATTAAAATAAAAATATGCCAACTAACAAAGAAAGATACAATAAAAAATATGGATTTAAGAAAGATACCTCACACAGCAAGAATGATATATCAAAACGCACTGGCATACCTATGCGCATTCTCAATCAAGTCTATGACAGAGGGAGTGCTGCTCGTAGAAATAATCCAGAAAGCGTCAGGCAGGTTGGCACAGGTAAGAAAGTTGGTGGAAGATCCCTCAAAGGAAAAATGACCGCCAATCAATGGTCTATGGGACGCATCTACTCATTTGTCCTCAAAAGACCTGGGACGTGGGGTAAATCAGATAAAGATTTAGCAGATAAGGTTCGTAAATTAAAAATCAAAGGATATAGTAAATGAATGAATTAAAAACGCCAAGACCATTACCTGACAATATTGAAGAGTGGTCACCTGAAATAGAAGAATTATTAAGCGAGTGGGGGGAAATAAGTCTTTGTTACCAGTATTTACATAATTACTCACAACGTAAATACAAGAAGAAATATCATTCTCTTCAAATACCAGTTATTGTGTTATCTACTCTTACAGGAGTAGGTAACTTCGCAGTAGATAGTTATATACCAAAGGATTATCAACATGGGTTCACAGCAGTAGTTGGTGGATTTAATATCTTTTGTGGGATCCTAGGAACATTATTATCGTTTTTAAGATACAGCGAAATATATGAGGGACATAGAATATCCGCATTAGCGTGGGGTAAATTAGGAAGAAGTATTGAAATAGAATTATCCTTACACGATAAAAAAAGAAAAACTTGTAGGGACTTCTTGAAGGTATGTAGGAGCGAGTATGATAATCTATTAGAAAGTTCCCCTAATATTGATCTTGATATAATCACAATGTTTAATAAGAAGTTTGATGGTAAATATGATAATGTTCGTAAACCTATCATATGTAACGGATTAAAAGAAATAAAACCATATACAGAACACGTAATGGATAAAAAAAATAATAATAATAATGATACTACACTAACCAAAGAACCTAGTGTAACTATTCATGTTGAAGAGTCATCTCAATTACCTTCTCCGTCCGAGCATTTAGATCCTGAACTACCTTTGAATGAACAGATCGTAGATGAGCATACTCCTCCTTGAGTTTCTTGAGTTCCTCCTCCTTATCTTTGCTCACTTTGAGTGTTAGAAGTTGTGTAAGTCGCTCACCCTCAAGATCTTCCTTGAGTTCCTTGACCTGTTCTTTGAGTTTCTTAATCTCTTCAATAATCCAATCACTATGGTCATCATATACATCGCCATCCTTATGTCCTGTCATATAATCAAGGACTTTTTGATAATCATCAAGAATCTCTTGATCTACCTGATACTCTTCCCGACCAGCATCAAATCCACCCTGAAAAGCATCTTCTTTTTGTTCCTTGAGTTCCTTTTCATCCTTCTTCATCTTTTCCACTATGATCTCAAAGTTCATAGCAGAAACGATGTCTTCATCATCCCAATTTGTTCCATATGCGAAGTTATGAACAGCGAGTGCGAACTGCTTGATATCCATTTTATGAGTTCTTGTAAAGTCTATGTATGTTCCTTTGTGTTTTAATATGTTCTTGTAAGTCAACTTTCAAATTTTGAATTAAATATATTTATTTAATCAAACTGGACGATTATTTTATTTTCAGGAGTAGCATGCTTGATCGTAAGAATTGGTTTTACTTCATAACCACACGCTGCTCTTTTTTGGTCTAAATGCTTTTGAACCTGTGGGGATATGAGTGGTGTAAATGTAACATCCTTGAACTTGATATCCTTGTTCATTAGTTTACAGCATCTGCGAACACTAGGTATATCTCCAAACTGCTTAATGAAGTCCATATCATCTTGTATTTCCTTTGGAGTATTGTATATTGTCCTATCAAGGTTATATCCAGATTTACAATATGATATGATTGTCTTACAAATGTTCATTACATTGTTTTTTTCTTTGATGGAAAGTGTTTTTTTGGGATTGGGATTTTTAAGATAGTTTACGAGTCCATCGCAGTTATCAATGTTAAAAAAATTATCATTTAGGATAATTTTTGAATTGTTTTTCAAGTATTCAATAATCTTGTCTTGTATCATTTTTTTATTATCTTGATGCGAAAATTTTATTTGTAAATCCAAATCAATGATAATATCAATAAGATCAGTCTTACTATGTGTCTTGTGTATGAGCATTTAATAATATAAATAGATTTATCTGTATAAATAAACCCACTGCGTCCTGATTTAAAAATAAATTTATCATAATATGTAAATGAGTAAAGGGGAAGATATGGCATCGCGCATCGCACGAAGACAATACCAGCGTAACTATCGTAAGAGCAACTTGGAGCATATGAGGACATATCAAAGGGAGTGGGAGCGTAAGCATAGAAATACAGGACCCAAGACACCAGGGGAAACAAGAGGTCGTCCAAGACTAGACGGACCACGATATCAATATCCACCTCATTTAGTTGTTAAGAGGGGCAAGTTTGTTGTTACGTTTGACTGACTTCCTTTTTGGTGCTATTAATACAAGATCATCTTCATCATATATCTTTAGTCGTATGAGTGCGAGTATACAATGACAACATACCTGTAAGTCAAAACCACTAATCTTCTTTTTATTTTTCTTCCTCAAATAGGTCATATTACATATAGATATAAACTGATGTATTAAGTCTTTCATATTTCTACCTTTTCGCAGAGCATCAAGTATTAGATCTTCTGCGGATAATTTATATCTATCATATGGATTGTGTTTACTCAATGGAAACCCTGCGAGTAGCAAGTCGTTCCAGTAGATACACAAGCAACCTTTACGTCCAGAAATTATCATTAATATAAGATTAATGAGCAATATGTTCTTAAATAAAAAAAATGATGTTTATTTATATATATGATATACTACCTAGTCCTAAATCTACTTACTGATTTTCCTGACCTATTACCTGACCCTGTTCATTTACGAACAACTCCTGATCAGCATCGCCCCAATCAATCTTGACAGAACTAGCATTGAAGTCCCTTGGATTGACCATTTGTTTCGCCATCTTGATAGCATCGCCTTTCTGATAATACTTACCACCTGAAAGACATGCGACCTTGGTTTGATGGTTGAGTTCGCATACCTTCATATGTTTGTGTTTCTTGTTGTAGTGCGATGTGGTCATACAGCGATTACACCTCTTACATTGTGTCCAGCAAGGATAGGCAGGATCTTGCGCTCGCCTCAACTTTTCGGCATCTGTTAGTTCTTGTTGTGGATTGTTAGGACCATGACGCTTCGCCACCGCAGGACCACTTTCATTACAGATTGACATCAGTTCAGTAAAGCAAGTAAAGAGTGTTTCGTCTTGATCTGGATCACATATGATGTTACATAGTTTGTCGTATGATTCTTGTTCCATAGTAAATTGTAGCGAGTCCAGGGCGGTTTGAAGATTTAGTAGGACTCTCAATGTCTTTTGAGGACACTGCGACTTGATGCGTTCACATTCCTTTGCTATAGCGCGACGTCCTGAATATTCCTGTTCCATAGCAAGACGTTTGGTATTCGCTTGATGAATCTTGTCCCGCACGATTTCCTTCCCCTGTTCGTCAAAATGATCAAGAAGTTCCTGAAAGTTATCGCTGTCGTAGACTTGAAGATATGACATGTTATTAATTCCTTTCTTATATTACCCGTTTCTATTTGACCTGTCATTTCAATCCAACTTTCAAATTTTGAAATCAAGATATTAAGCACTTAAAAAAAATATTATCTATGACTACCTATCTAGTTCTTTTTTTTTATCTATCGGATTTGGCGGATGGTCTGGAATGTGTAGCGAGTATTGTCGCGTATATGATTGATGTTGATGGTGCGATCAGATATTACAGGTCTGGCATCGGTATACCTGAGTGGGTTAGTGCCTTCGTGGATTGTGGACAGATTGCTACCGATCCAAGCAGCGACCACATGTATTGGATAACCTGCGAGGACAAATTGCTTAAGAAACTTGACCATCTTGGTGCGATCGCTTCTGTTCAATTCCAAGCGACTTCCTACGATCATCCAGTTGAGGTTTTCAAGGGAAAACGACTCAAAGTCGTATTCAATTGAGACTGCGAACTCCCGCGCAAGATCCCGAACAACCCTGGGGTCGTATCGGTCTACGCCTGTCCATCCGCGCGATGCGTAGTTCTGTATAATGCGATTGAATATGTGACCAAGTGCTACTGCGTCTTCTGTGCCTTCGGGGATCTCCCCAAAGATAGTAGGCAATCGTGTTAGCACATCTTCGTCGCCAGCGCGAGTAGGTGAGTCGTAGAATGGATCATCCTGCGATCCGCGATAAATCGTGGTAAAGGTCGTTGTAGTGATGGTGGTCGTTGTAGTGGTGGTGGTGTTGCCGTCTGTCGTAGTCGTCGTAGTGGTGGTGGTTGGATTTGTCGTAGGGGCAGTGGTTGGGTCGCGGGAAGAGTCTTCGCCCCAGTTGAACATGGGTTCGCGACACTCCGCGCAGTTCCTGTTTGAAGACCTCGCGGAGTTCATCATCGTGCCATAACACTCTTGGCATAGCGAGTGTGCGTTCCAGCAAATCACGACCTCTACGTCCTTGTCGTAACAGATAGGGCAAGACATCGTAAAGATCAATATGAATGAGTTGATATGTTCTTGAGAAACAGACTTTCAAATTTTGGGAGCAAGAGCAGTTGGGTGTTCATATGTTGCGATTAATCCTGTCTTGTGTGTATAAATAGATTAATTAAACAATTAATCTATTTATACACAC